CTCCAGTGGAGGAAGGCTCGATTGCTAAGATGTTGCACACACATCTTAAATCAGACGTTTTGACTATGGAACAATCGAGCGCAGAAGCGATCCAGAATGTAGCACTCAAATATTTCGAATTTGGGCGTGATGTGTATGAGGAGAAGGTCGCTCAGTTGCAGGAAGTCGCTAGCAAAGCGGGAATTGCTGGTTATGTTGGTCCACTTATGGATTATGACGAGAGACTTGCCTGGTATCGCGAAAAGTTCGCTCTGGAATCACAGAGTGGATACAGGCATACCAAAAATGAATGTGTTGTTAACTCTGAGGAAGAACAGTTGCAACTGAAATGCATTGCTGAAATGCCAATCAAAGTAACTGCCAAAGAGTACAGCTTTCCTATGGGAGCGTCAGGAGATTTATTATTTGCTGATGCCAATGTACTTATTGTCGTAGAAGTCAAGTGTTGCCGCAACAGTGGTGCAAAATACCGTAAGGTGAAGGACCAAGTTAAGCGATATGCAGGTGGCTTTGCCGCCATTTACCCCAAAAATTGTGTTATTGGGTTGGCTTATACTTATGACGGTTTCTCTGAAATCTGTAAGTACGGAGAAGTTCCTGAAGATCATAGATTAAATGATATTCCTTTTCCATTTGAGCTTTAAGTAAGCTCGGTCCGAACTGATCAAAAAGACGTTAAACTATATGATCCCGGAGTTCCACTATCCTCTGGATGTACATTGAAATCAAATTGTGGAGTGAATTTAGATATACGCACAGCCCTAGGTTCTGAATTACCTCTGTAAAAGGTCATGTGGACAGGCTGATTCACTTATATGTTCAGTAAAAATAGCACTGTTATGTTGTCGTTTGATGTTCCGCTCATAATATTTATAAATTACATTACTTATCTTCATACTATTTTAGAGGACAGTACCCTCAATAAAAATACTGATTTTAACGCCGCTTTGCGGGATATCCATCGTGTCGAGTCTTTCGATGAATTGGATGAGGTGAAGTACCTCAGGTCTCGTAACAAGGACCTAAAACTTAAATTGGCCAAAAAGTATAGGCATGTGTCTCAATTACAGAGGCGCATCGAACAACTAGAAGGAATGGTTTTGATTTCGCAGTCTGGTGTAGTGTCAGATTCTGAACCTGCACCAGGTACTCAGGAGAGAGAAGTAGCTCCTATGAGTAAGGAACAGATTACTTCCTTTGCTGATCAAGACGCTGGTTGGGTGACCGAGAAGGTTGGCATGTATGATCCTACTATGGATCTTGCCAACAATAGTGATAGT